CGTCAAGGTGAGCGGATTGCTGAGTTCCCGGGGCGCGGGGTGGAGCCTGTGCGGGCGCGCGGGCTCATCGTGCCGCTAGTTTGCACATCGGTTGGAATTTGTTTTGTGGCAAGTTCATCTCAAACCGGTATGCGCTAAACGTCACACACTCCGCATCATCCTTCGATGGCGTCCTCGACGCCCCTGTCACGCAAGACATCTGTGCTCAGGGGTTGTTGAAGGCGCCTGCTGTGCTGCCAACTATGCTTAACTCCAAAGGCCGACCGTCGGACGCGGTCACCTACGGCTTTTGTCGAGTGCGTTGGCACGCAGATGAAGAATGCGTCGCGAAATTTGGAACACGGGATTTTGGTTCCATCAGTGGCTATCGGGCCACTGTATTCCGTGCTTGCTCTCACAACGAGAGAGCTGCCATCTCAGGGCGAGTCATCAAAGCCCTACCAACCCTTGCACAGCCAGAAGAGGCCATTTCTGATGAGTGGGCAAGGTTGACCGAGATGGTTCTCGCCAGTTTCAACAAGATCACCAAGGTTGTTATTGGCATCAACTTCGACGAGTGGGTAAGTTCTATGCCGTCGTCGAAACGTGAGATGTACCGGAATCTTCGCAAAGGTATCGTTGAACTAAAACTGTCTAAACGCCCGACTGTGCGCTACGAAGCTACCTGCTTCATCAAGCGCGAAAAGGCTGTTAAACGTGTTTTGGACTACATTACCGTTGAGAAGACCGACCCCTGCATCGGTGTGGGGGTTGAAGGGTTGAAGGACCCCAGGTACATTCAGGCTGCTGATCCTGAGTTCACGTATAAAACTGGGCGCTTTGTGCGTAGGTTCGCCAAGAACATGCGCAAGGCATTCCTTCCTAAGGCTTATGGCCACGCGGACCTCGCCGCTGGCCGTCACTTTGTGTACACGTGTGGTATGACCAATGTGGGCATTGGCAAAGCGTATGGCGATTGTCTTCGGATGATCGCGTCCACTCTCCTCCCTGGGGAGCGGATTGTCGTCTTGGAGGACGACCAATCGCGCTTTGACATGCACATGGGTGCGAGCACTTTCGACTTCCTGTACCGCGTCTACGACCTCAAGTTGCCCCAACGTGTGGCGACTATGTTGCGTCGTGGGCGTCACTCAGGAGAGAAAACTCCCACCAACTTTGGTCGTAGCCGCTTGCGCACGAAGCATTCTACCGTCCCCGCCATGCAGTCCGGTTGGTCCGACACTTCTGCT